TCCGCTGCACTGACTGGCGGGATGTCTCGTTCATCCGGCCCCACAGCGGTATTCTCGCGGTCCGTTTCGCCTTGATTTATGAAGCTCATGGTTTGCTGGCCTCCTCGATGGCTGCGCTGAGAGCAAGGGCCTCTGGCAAGTTATGATAACCAAGCCTGCCGAAGGCACTAGAGGCTTGTGCGCCAGCCGCCAGCAGCAAATCCAGCTTGCGCCGCAGTTCGTCTCGCTCGGCAATAGGCACAAAAGTCTGACTTCCAACCTGCATCGTTTCGCTCATGGTTTCTCCTCGATTCTGTAGCTGGACTTTCCTAGCCCCTTGACGATCTCCGCCCAGTACTCGCACTCAGCGATGGAGCCAAAGCTGGCGTGCTGGCCGCTGGCTAGAATGGTTACTTGGTAAGTCATGGCTGCTCCTTGCCGGGCTTCTACGCGCCGGGTGCGCTACTCAACGGCTGGAATCAACGAACGAACCGATACAGCCTCATTGGACAGCGCCAAAGCGAGTTCTGCGTTATCGTGAGCTTTCACGCGCACAGCTTGGTCCTCTAGGGCCAAAGCCAAAGCCTCAAGAATCTCACTGGTGGGGTAATGCCCTTGCACCAGCTTGCTCATCACTTCATCTATTCCGATGGTCATTTCGCTTGCCTCCCTGACACGCAAAGTATCGCATAAGTCAAGAAATCTTGTCAATAGGCAGTTTTTGTCCATTATGTGACACTTATTGCCTATTGACAAATAATCTTGCCTAGCCTAATATCTGGCCATGAGCACCTATCAAACAGAATACAAGCGGAGGATTCGCCTAAGACTAATAAAACAAAGGATTTGTCCAGCTTGTAGCGTGAATCGAGCCAAGCGCGGGTACGTATGCTGCGAGGACTGTTTAAGCAAAATGAAGGCACGCTACTGGAATAAAAAGAATGGTGATACGGTGGTTCGGGCATGAGAATGGCAAAGTGGGAGCAGGAATGGCTTCAAGAGATGAGCCGTGCTCATTGGGGAAGTGCATGGGACATGAAGTGGCTGAGAAGAATACGGATGTGCCACGACCTGCAGCGAGCCAAGAAAGGTCCAAAGATACACAAGGTCATCTCTATAAATCGCGTTTCCCAGCCCAAGATGACCACGGAGCAACGAAATACTTACAAACGCGCAGCGATGCGAGCCGCACAGATAGTATGTCGGGCCATCAAAGGAGGGAAGTTGGCTCCATTGCGCACAATGGTGTGCGTTGACTGTGAATGTAGACCTGCAACCGCCTACGAACACAGGGATTACGCCAAGCCATTGGAAGTAGAGCCGGTGTGCAGCGGGTGCAATAAAAGGCGCGGGCCCGCACTTTTGACAGAGACAGTCCCGACGCGGATTAAGAAAGCGGTGAGCGCATGATCACCCAGATCAAGACAGATCAAGATCGGCTAGATCGCGGAGCTAGCGCATGAACTGGGACAAGCTACTGGAGAAAATAGCAAAGGAATGGCTTGCACCTATGCGCGAACAGGCGGATAGAAACTTACTGCTCTTGGAAGCAGGCACGCCCAGAGATACATTAGCGCAAGCTATAGATATTCGATTTGATTGCATGGTTCGGGATTTCAAGCGGCGGCTTCTACCATTGCTGGAGGCTGGGCAGGCGATGTGTGAAAAAGTAGACAATTATTGGGAATTGATGGGCACGGAAGAGTTGAAGAGATGGCGTGAGGCCAAGCAGCGGGCAGAGGAGGGGTGATGAGGATATTGGTAGAGAAAGTGGATGGCTCTAAAGAAGTAATTACGCTGGTTCCTCCAGTTGAAATCGTAGATGGGCCAGAATTCAAGTTATTACATCATTTTCATTGCGGCGACGGCATGGATTACTACTTCGATGCGCAAACCGGGACTTATGACGGCTGGGGCATGGGAATGTGCGGAAGCGAGGAAGAAGCGCAAGCACATATCAAGCGGATTGAAGAAGGCCGAGAGCCAGCGGAGGGATTGTGAGCCAGCCAGCAATAAAGCCTAGCAAAGCTACGCTTAGACGGTGGATAGCGGAGGTCGGCAACGAACAGCTTGACCCGAAACTTGAAGATTTGCGGCAAGGCATCCGTATTGGGCTTCGCTGTGCGCTATACAACTTGCGAGCTAGAGACTTTGTTCGTTTCGGTAAAGCGGCGAGGCGGAGGCCATGAGCCAGCCAGCAACCCTTCGCAGCCTAGCCGAGCAGTGGCCGCACGATGAAGATATTTATACGGCAGGGGATTTAGGTGGTCAGCGGCAATCTAAAATCCATTCTAAGGCTTGCAGGCGGTGCCAGCTCGACGCCTTGCTAGACGCATGGCAAGCACATCTAGATCAAGGATGTAGCGATTGGCTGGATACAGAAATAACCCAGCACATTCTGGGCACCCGAGCCGCACAAAAGCCTTGACACCGGCTGAAACACGTATATTGTAGGACCAGCCTGACGCCGAGGCGTCCGTGTAAGCAGGCGTGTTGTTTAGGACAGCATAGCCATCCTCAAACAATCCGTTCTTGTAATCCCCGCAAACCCGCACGAAAAGACCTACGAAATCAGTGTCAACGAAGCAAAGCTCATTACGGCAGCCGATGACGGACAATTCAAAGGCCGCAACCGACTCTATCTAAAGCCCAACAGGACCATTGGAGTGACCTGGGCACCCAGACAATCTGGCATAGATGGTCCTCTGGTAATGCAGGTTGTGGCATGAGGTACCGGTACCTAAAAAATGGATACTAGAGGAAGGCTCAACGCCGAAGACTTGGACAACCTGAGGGCCTTCGCCCAGCGCGTCGAAAAGCACATCATAAAAGCTAATGGGCCGGAAGCTATGGAGCGGTTGATTTGCAGGCTACTAAGCAACAAGAAGCAGCCACAAGTCGCAGGAGCTATGGCCCATAAATGGGTCGAATGGCGTTATGGAAAAGCCACAGAAACCCTTAAATTAGAAGGACATATTGAGCACATCATCTTTGACGCCTCAAGACTCACAGATGAACAACTCGCCGAAGCTGAACGACTTGTTGAGTCAGCAGGGCTTGGAAGCAATCAGGGATGAACGCTGCAAGCGTGACCCGCTGTATTGGGCCCAGCACTGGACCTGCACAGAGAATCCTCACTACGAGGCCCAAGGTCTTGAATTTCGCAGTCCATTCCCTAAGAAATCGTATTTTCGGCTACTATTTGATGCTTTTGCTCAAGAAGACAAGCTATTCGTACCGAAATCACGGGATATGATGACGAGCTGGAGTGCTCTCATCTGGGGTACGCACCAGGCGCAATGGAAGAAAGCGTTCGCTGTGGTTCAGACCATGAAGGAAGGCAAGGCGATGGAGTTGATTGGCTATGCCGCCTGCCTGTACCGTAATCAGCCGGACTGGCTTAGGGCTAAACATCCCATCAAGAGTGCTAACGCGACGGAGATCAATTGGGAGCATGGCGGTCGGATATTAGCCGTCCCTGGCGGAGAGCATCAAATCAGAACGTACCATCCCACAATATTCATTATGGACGAAGCGGCGTTTCTTCCCGAGGCGGAGCAATGCTATAACTCAGCTAAAGCCTCTTCGCCACACGTTCAAATGATTGCAGTTAGTTCTGCGGGTCCAGGGTGGTTCGCGGATCAATGCTCACAATAGATAGCGCAGGTTGTGCTATAATGCGCGTCTATGGACAGAGAACAATTAGCATGGTTGGCCGGATACTTGGAGGGCGAAGGAAGTTTCACGGCGAGGCCGAATACTGCCAAGACTGGGGCGTATCGCTTTGCTGTTCGAGTGGCAACCACGGATTTGGATGTGGCACAAAAGGCGCAGCGCATCTTGGGTCCAGATGCGAAGCTGTATCAAATGACGCACGTTCCTGGCATTCGCAAGACGGCATGGACGGTAAACGTAGCCAGACATCTTGTGGTGGAATCTCTCTGCCTGGAATTGCTTCCCTTCATGGGCGAACGAAGGCAATCACAGATTCGGACTGTCCTCGAAGCCTTACAGAAATTCCGCCCGACGCGAGTAAAGAACTCATCTTTCTGCGTTTCTTGCCGCGAACCATTCTCTATCGTCAAGAAGGCTTTCAGGAGAGCGCGCTGCATTGAGTGTTATAACGCATCAAGGCGTAAAAGCCATTCCGCCCACCTTTGACGGCCGCCGCACGATACCCAGCCCTGAATGCAGAGCGCTGATTCGCCAGATGTTAGCTCTTGGGCCGCAAGACAAGGTGTTGGAGATTGGCACAGGCTCAGGGACACAGACAAGCGAGTTTGGCGCAACTGGCGCAGAGGTACACAGCATTGAGCTGGAGCCGTGGGTGGATAGTACGGTCATCATAGGAGATTGTGTCTTTTTGCATACAGGAGATGGCAAGAATGGCATCCCTAAGCAAGCACCCTTCACGGCCATTGTTGTTACCTGCGGGGTTGAGAGCATCCCTAAGGCGTGGATTGAGCAGCTATCAGCCGGAGGTCGTCTTGTGGTACCTATCGGCGAAGCTGCCAGCCAAAGACTCACGCTATTTGAGAAGGTGGGGGATGATCTGGTGCCAAAGCGAGTCTGCGCCTACACTCGATTCTCGATGATGCGGGAGAAACCCAGTCCCAAGCCTCCGAAGTATCAGCCACATGGACAGACGGTATAAGTGGAGTGTATTCAAGCTGATGGGCCTATGGTGCGCGATGTCACCGCGCGGGAGGACGATGATTCGCTTCAACTCTTGGGAAGAAGCAATCCAATGGTGCCTGAGTGGACCGCGTTGACTCTAAGATTGCAGGCTACATGGAGTTGCCCGGTGCTCAGAAAGATGGCGACTGCGTGCGGGTCAAGGTCTCTGGCGGTATCAGCAAGCGTCTCGGCTGTTGCAACCTGTTTGAGCCTGACAAGGGAGTTAAACTGTTCTCCTGCGGAACCTGTGAGTATGTCAAGGAACGCGGCGCTAGGCAATTCTAATGCCAGCTAAGAGCAAGGCTCAGTTGCGCTGGGTGAATAGTCCGTCAGGCCACAAGGCGCTTGGCGAGGCTGGCGTCAAAGAGTGGGACCAAGCAACAAAGAGGAAAAAGCTGCCTGAGAAGGTAAAGCCTAAGAAATCAGCGTTCTATGGCACATAAAGCGTGGCTCATTACCCACCCAGAGACAAAATTAGACCGTGAAGGGCGCATCCACGGGCACCTTGACCCACCACTCAGCGAATCAGGGCGCTACAAGGCCAAAAGCATCGCCAAAGGACTAAAGGGCAAGGGAATCACGAAGATTCACAGTTCCCCGCGACAACGAGCTTTAGAGACAGCCAAGCATATCAGCAAGGCCACAGGAGCACCGGTTGAGGTCCATTCCGAGCTTGAGCCGTGGAAGCTGGGCAGCATGAGCGGGGCAAAGACAGCTTCAATCAAGCCGCTGCTGGACTTCTTCAGCTCGCGTCCCGATCGGCCGGTTCCTGGCGGTGAGTCGAAGAACGCCGTATTGACTCGGTATAGCAAGTTTATGAAGACCGTAAAGCCAGGAGAAGCGATTGTTGGGCATTCGCAGCACAGTTTAGCCCATGATTATGTAAAGAAGGGCGGAAACGCGGCCAAGGTTCCGATGGTTGGTGGTAAAGCAGGAGAAGTGAAGGAGATAGAACTATGAAAAAGGTTCGCGGGATGCCGATAACCGGCTCCAAGACAGCGATGACGCCTAAAGCGCCAATATTGAACGATGCCAAGGAAACGTCGCTGGATTTGGAGAAGCGTCTGAAAGGACGAGCTACACAGCCATTCAATAATACTGGTGGGGCAGCGACTACTTCGGCGAACAAAGGGCCGAAGGGAGCACAACCTGGGCCAGTGAGCAAGCCATACGCCAACCTCCAACACTCTTCTCCTGGCGCAAGGGCTTTGCCATCTGGCGGAGCGGTAGGGTACTCAAAGCTCCCGAATCAGAGTGGTCAGGTCAATGGCCGGATGGGCACACAATTCCCTAAGAAACACAGACCGAATGGCGCGGGATTCCCTTCCCGCAGAAATGCGAGTTTCTATGGCGAATAAACGCACACGATCAGGGGTTCCAGCGGCTGAGACAGGGGCAATCCCTGGAGATTACAGCGGCAACCGCCCATTTATGAATATGCCTGAAAAGGGTGGGCACAACAAAACGACGAATGAAGCGCATAGGGGTGCTGGTCAGGTTGCACCTCGGCCACGAAACTCGAAGTCTCAGCTCATGGGGGCAAGTGCTCATACGGCTCCTGTGCAGGCGAGCATGGCGCGAGTCAAAGCAGGAGGCGGAGCGCCAGCAGCGGGTAGTTTCCTGCCTGTTCAGAACAGCGCAATGGCGAATCTAGCGAATAGGCAAGTAGGGCAGTCTTTGCCGGGATTGGGACCGGTAGCAACAACCAAGCCGAAGCGCAAGGGGCTTGGTTCAGCTTTTTACGGAGAGTGACATGGCAGACCTTTATCGAGTGACTTATATCAGCAAGCGTGGCACCGCAGCCAAGGCTGTCGTAGTCAGCGCCACCACGGAAGCCAACGCAGTGGCAGCGGCTAAAACGGCTGACGCCGACTTAAGCCAGCATGTTACCGCAGCGGTCGTGCAACACGGCATCATCACTGGCTCGTGAACATCGAGTTCCCGCATCAAGGCGTTCAGACTTGGCGCAACCAGCACGGCATCAGCATCTTCCGCCTGCACTACAGCGCGGACCCGGACAAGACAGCGGAATGGGCAGCCAAGCAAAAGGCGGCGATGACGAATGAGGCAGACTATGAGCAAGAATACGAGATTAACTTCAGCGCAAAGCTTGGCACGCTTATCTACCAGCTCCATGAAGAGGCCACACTCGAAAACAGCTTCCCCATACCTCCTAGTTGGACCAGATATTACGCCCTTGATCCACACCCGGTTGTGCCGCACGCTTCCCTTTGGCTCGCCATTGACCAGTGGGGAGATGGATGGGCTTATCGGGAGTTATGGCCCTCGAAGATTTACGGTCAACGGGGAAACGTACCTGAGGATGACAACCGTTTTTCAATCAAGCAGTACGTCGAAACGGTCAAGTGGCTTGAAAGCGCAGACAACCCCGAAAACGAAGGCAAGGACGAAGACATCTACACGCGGGTGATTGACTATGCGGCGCGGGCGATGGGGCAGGGCTTCTTCGATGAAAAGCCGGAATACAACTTCCAGAAGCGCTTCGAGGAGCTTGGCGGTTGGAAATTCAAGGACTGTATCAAGGACAACTTGGCGGGGCCGGAGAAGGTCAACGAATGGCTGAAGCCGCGAGATGTGGAACAAGAGGATGGCAGCTTCAAGCCGAAAAGCAAGCTCCACATCTTCCAAGACCGTTGTCCAGAATTGATTCACGAACTAAAGACGAACCGTTTTCAGCAGCTAACCCCTATCATGGCGGAACGCAGCGACCCCACTGGGAAAGCGCAGAGCAAGCGGAATCACCTTTCTGATTGTTTGAAATATTTGGCGATGAGCGAGCCTGAGTACATCAAAGAGCGGAAGATGACTAGCACCTGGAAGCCGATGCACGTTGGAGTAAATTACTAGTGTCCACTGGCATTCCTGGCATCCCCCAAATCCCTCCGCAAAATCCTCAGACACCTGAAGCTGCGGGCAAAAAGAAGCAGCGCAAGTCCAAGGCTTCACAAGATGCCACGCACGTCGCGGACATTCTAGACCGCCGCAACGAATCCCGCCGTTATATGCAAATCAACTATTGGGATATGTGGGAGGACGTATTCCGCGCGTCAAAGTGCCGCACCAAGCCCATCATGGTTACGGACAAGACAGGAAACAGCGTCGAAGACAGGACACGTACCAACGTAGCGATGCCGGAACTCAGCCTGATTATCCGGCGCAAGACGGCGCGGCTTACGGCCAATCCACCGCAAATCAATTACACAGTGCCAGATGGTGGGGATACCGCTCTTGGTGAACGGCTTACGGCATGGTCTTACTTGCAGTTTGACAGGTCTGGAGAGTCGCAAGAGCACAGGAGGCTGGTAGCTTCAGCGCAGACCTTTGGCTGGGGCGTTTCGAAGCTCTATTGGGACACGGTAGAGCAGAACAAGCAGTTCTTCCGTTCCGTAGACCAACTCAGCCGAGGAGACCTAAGAACTCTTGATGCCACACAGCCAGGCGGAGATGACCCGCTGAGCGATGACGAGAAATCAAACGCTATCGCCAAGTACGGAAACACTACTCAGCTTCCTCAGAAGATCAGCCAGTTTGAAGGCCCCGTCAGCAAGAACGTATTCATAGGCGACTTCTTCATGGAGCCTGGCGCGGCAAGCCTGAACGTATCCGGCTGGTGCGTCGAGAACTATTGGGAATCGGATGTCTGGCTGAAAAAGATGCTGTCCAAGACGTACATGGACGATGACGGCGAAGAGCAGCCTATCTTTGATGAGAAGGCAGCCAAGGAATTGGCCGACATGCCGAGCTGGCAGCCTATTTATCAGCAGCAGCCTTTCGATCTCCGCAGTCGCCTCCGCACCAACTCGCTGGGCCAGACTTTGCCACTTTGGCCCACGAAACTTCTGCGAGGTAAGCGATACGACATTCTCGAATGCCACACCAAGGACAAGGAAGGCAAGTTCTGGATTGAGTGGATAGGAAACGAGAAGGTTTATCTCGGCAAGATGCCGTATCCGTGGGACTTGTACGGGAAGTACTGCTACACGGAACTCGTTCCGATGTTTGACCTGCTTTCAGCGTATGGCGATTCGACTCCGCTCCTGCTTAGGCATCAGTGGCTCTTGCATAACGCGATTGTAGGCAGCCGCCGCGACCTCGTAGCGAACATTCTCCGGCCATTGATGAAAGCTAAGACTGGGACCGACATTCCCGATGAGCAGGTAGACCGTGTGCTGATGCGCATAATCTACATGCGCGACCCCGATGCTCTCCAGCCGATGATAGAAAGCCCGCAGATTGGAACGGCCATTTCTGCAGCAAACGAAGAAGAAGCTCAGACCATGAGGATGATGGCGCTGGCCGAACCTAACCTGACAAACGTCGAGACGGGGACAGATTCCAACCCGCAAGCAGGCAAGACAGCTACTACTGCGGTTCTCGCAGCTAAATCAGCGGACGCTCTGACGCAATTCGAGATTGACTCGCTCAACTGGTACTTGAAGGAATCTGGCGAGAAGAAACTAGCTATGCTCCAACAGACGGAACCTGAAGAGGATGGTCAGGGAGGCTACAAGCCCTATCAAATTCCAGGAAAATATACTGGTCAGGTAGAGGGTTTGACACAGAGGTATGGCAAAGCCTCGGTAGCCAAACTCGACTTCATGGAACTTCAGCAAGAGATTCAAGTCGAGCCAGCGGCGATGTCCATGCTTTCAGTTGACGATGACATTCGCAGAAACGCCGCGCTGCAACTTCTGACCGCAGCCGGACAGATGCCAAGCGTTATTGACCCGTACTATGCGGCGCATTTCTATGCCAGTACGATTCGTGGAATTGATGCGGACAAGGCCGTTCCTCCGCCAAAGCCGCCGACTCCTCCGCCGCCCAAGGTCAACATCAACTTGACCGGGAAGATTGATCCGCCAGCCTCCGTGCAAGCGGCATTATTCCAGTCAGCCACTGGCCAGCCATTAGATCCAGCGGCGCAACAAGAATTGCAGATTACCGACACGCTGAAGGGCATAGCGAAGATGTCAGAAGCCTCTAATCATGCTGACAATCTGATGAGCGAAAAGAGCGTGGACGATCCCGAGCCAAGCCCGAAAACACCAATGACGAAAGGCGTGAACAATCCAAGCCCTACTAAGGCTCGCTGAGGCCCAGACTCTTTACGACGCGCTTCACGACCCGCTTTTCAGCCCGGCGCTTAGAGCGTTCTTTGAACAGGCAAAAAAAGAACATACGGAGATGCTGCTTTCCGCTGTCAGGCAATCCGTCAGGGATACGATGAAAGAAGCGCGGCTGGCCGGGAAAGTAGAAGCTTACGAAGATTTTCTTGAGGACTTGCGAAGGTTTTCAGAAGAACAGATACGAAATGCAAAAGGAGAAAGCAATGGCAGATAGTCGCGGAGTTTTCAGGGTTAACACATACGACGGCGGGAAGCCTATATCTTATCTCGTCTGCGCTCTGACGGATGTCGAAGCGGTGGGATTCGTCGGCGCTCAAGATGTTTCCGGAACCAGTGCTGTGCGTGTTCTCTATCCCGTGGAAGTAGCGGGACTCGATACGCCGCATGACCACATTGCTCCGGCTGAGATTTTCAAGGCACCGTTCGACCTGCCGAAGTCTATCAGCCGCCAAGAGTTTGATGCGTTGCAGGCGCAGCTTGCGAATTTGCAGACGCAGCTCAACGCGAAGAATACGCCCGCAGCGCCGCAACCGAAGTAAGAGTTTCCCTGGAACCAACCCAGGTGCAGCCAGACCCACTGGCAAAGGAGCAGTAAATGTCTGACGTAACAGAAGCACCAACACAAGACGCGATTGCGGAATCGCTTCTTGGCGAACCTGAACAGCAGCAAACTGCCGTTGAGCAACCCGAAACCGAGCAACAGCAGGAAGTTGTTGAGACTCAGGAGCAACCGCAAGAGCAAGAGCAGCAGGAACAAGTCGAGGAAGTAGCCGAGAACTGGCTCCCAAGCGAGCAGGACAAGGTATTTCCCGACGAAGTTTATGCCCGCTATGCTGAACGGTACAACTTGTCACCAGAGCAGGCGGCTGACCCACAGTTTCGCCAGCTTCTGCACGACAAGATCAATTCCGACATTTGGATTCAGCAGCAGCAACAGCAGTTCCAAGAGCAACAGGCTGAGCCGGAGCAGCCAGCGGAACCAACCCGCGAGACGGCCCCTCAGGTAACGAGAGAGCAGTACTTCCAGAATCTTGAGCGAGTTATCACTGAACGCACCGACCCGCAAGTTGCCGTGCAATTCCACAAGGATTTCCTTGCGGCATGGCAGCGGCCCGAGGCGGAACAGCCGATGGCATTCACTCAGGTTATGTCGAAGTACGCGCTCAATCTGTTTCAGACGTTTATGCCGGACATGCTGCAAGCCCAACTATCCCAACAGTTGAGCCAGGCATTCCCCGGATTCGGTGATATGTACGACCGCAGTTCTCATGCGATGGCATGGGACCGCGTTCGCAATTCAGACCCGTCGTTTGCAGGTCTCCCGGCTTACGGAACGAAGGAATTTTCCACAAAACTCCGTGAGGCGGCTGGCCGCATACCAGGGTTTGATGAGATGCAATTCACCGATGGTCAAGGCAAACCTCTGCCAGCACAGCAGAACGCCGAGCGCAAGTACGCGATGCTGGCAAAGATAGCTTCTGGCCAAAACGTCAATCCACAGTTGCTCCAACAAGCTGCCGCTGCTGGTGCAAGAAACGCAAGACGCGCTGATGTCCGCAGAAGCGCGGGAAACCTCGGCTCCGGGCAATCGAAAGGCGCTTCACAGTCGCAAGGTTCCAGCAAGTTCGGCCAAACGAATCAGGATTTGTTTGATGATGAGACGATGGCCCGATACCAGCAGGAACACGGGCGGCTCTGAGGCAGAAGGAGCTAGTGAGTGTTACAGGTTTCACGCAGTTTCGACCAATTCGTAACTGACACAACCAACGTCCGCGACGTGTCCGAACAGATGGTATTGCTCGAACCCGATGCGGCTCCGCTGTTTGTGCTCACGAACGCAGCCAAGAGGAAGCAGCCGACCATCGGCCCGCGCTTTGAGTGGGTTGAGGACACGGAAGTTTCACTGTGGGGATACTCTTCACAGACGGTAGATTACACTTCGGTTGCAACCAACATCCTAGTGGCGGATGGGACCATCTTCGGAGTAGGGGATATAGTGGCTGTGCCTAAAGCGCAGTCCTCGTCCGCCGCTCCTGAAGTGTTTCTCGTCACTGCCATTTCCACCAACACCCTGACCATTACGCGAGGCGTCGGAGGCTCTGGAGCAGACACCGTGCCAGCCACTGGCTCGCTTCGCGTTCTCGCATCGGCGTTCAAGGAAGATGACAACATCGGGCAACAGCGATACACGGCAAAAACCGTGCAGATCAGCTACGCCCAAATCTTCAAGACGCCGGTCAAGGTCACGCACACCGCAGCTTCGACCAAGCAGTACGGAGCGCCACAAGGGGAGCGGAAGTATCAGCTCGTCAAAGCGTTAATCCGGCACCGCTCGGAAATCGAAGGTGCTGGCTTGTGGAGCCGCGCTTCAGAGTCTCTGGCATTGCCCAGCTCGCGCTGGACAACGATGGGATTCTTGTCGCGCATCGCCACGAACAAGACGGACGCCTCGACCACGGCAACGATCACCACGTGGAACACGTTCTCAGAGACGGCATTCCGTTATGGAGAAAAGCAGAAGCTGCTGCTTTGCGCTCCAAAGGTCATTTCGGCGCTCAACTTCTACTCTCAGAACAAATTGCTCACGCGCGTGGGCGATACTGTTTTCGGAGTGAAGATTGCTCGTTTCGAGATGGCGCTTGGGGAATTCATGCTGGCGAATGACTACCGGCTGGGGACTGGCGATGTTGGCTACTCCACCGGCAATAACTTCGCTTCGCATGCCTACTCCATCGACCTGCCTAGCGTAGCGATTCGCTACCTGCAAGGCGGCGGAGACAACCTCATCGGCGATACCAAGCTGTACGAGAACATCCTGCCTGACGGCTCGACAACTCGCACGGATGAATATCGCTCGCAAATCGGCTGGGAAATCCGGCACGAGCGCAAACACGCTTGGCTATTTGATTTGTCGGCTTACAGTTAATCCTTTACCCGAGGGGCGGCGGATTCCGCCCCACTTTTAAGGAGATGAAATGGGAAATCCTCATTCTGACGATGCCGGAGCGTTGCTGGATTCTGAACCGATTACTAACAATGCTTCGGCCGCAAGTTGATAAGTATCCAGACGTGGAGATTCTGGTGCATGAGCACGATCCCAATATTTCCCTCGGACAAAACCGAGAAGTTTTACGCCAAAAGTCATCCGCTGAGTACGTCAATTTCGTGGATGATGATGATTTGGTCGCAGAGGATTACGTCGCCAAGATTTATCCCTTGCTTGATGGCGTGGACTTCGTGGGCTTTCAGGCGGCGGTTTACCGCAACGGAGTGTATGAGCCTACTTTGCGGACATCCATTTCCCTTCGACACAAAACATGGTCGAACGATGACAAAGGCTATTATTGCGATATATCCCATCTTGGTCCAATGCGCCGGGAGTTGGCGTTGAAAGTTCCAATGGAAGGAGGACGCGGCGAAGATGCGCGATGGGCTGCCGCTCTTCGAAATTTACAAATCGTTTCTACGGAGCACTACGTTCCAGAAGTGATGTATCACTACTATACGTGAAGGAGCAATATGAGCAGCGTTCAGAAGTTCAAATGCGTAATTTGCGATAAGGAATTCAAGGCTGGTGACTGGACTTGCACAGACGGATTGAGCAATCACATTGTCGAACTCAAGGAGTATCTGTTGGCCGATGCCCCTACAGACCCAGGCCATCCCGAGCGCGGCGGAATGGACTCCAAGAGAGACGGACGTACCCGCATATGCAACATCCCTCCTCCCCAGAAAGTCATGGAAGGCGACCAGGTGAAGATGATAGGAGAGGGATACGTGGAATTTGTTCGCGGGCGATTCTCGACTACCGACCCGCAACAGCAATACTGGCTCGACAAGAAGGGCGGATTCTGCTCGCAAGGTCAATGGGAAGTGGCATGGCTCAGCCAGAGCCAGCAACTTGAGATTAAGGAAATGTCTCTCAAAGCTCGGGAGCAACGTCTCGAAAATGAGCGAAATGAATTGTTAAATCAAGTGAAGCAGCAAAAGACGGCGAAGGTGTCTGTCTCGGCCTAATGGCTACCTGCTCGAACTGTAAAACAGAAGGCCCGCGAGTCCGTTCCCGCTGGACAGAAAAGAACGTCCAGTTACCGGATGAGTGCCCGCAATGTGCTCCCGATTCTTTCGATAAGGTCACGGACCCTAGCGACAAAAAGCCGTGGATGGGCTGGGAAGCTCACCCGAACGAGTACGAAAAGAAGTACGACAAGGACGGCCTGATTTACGAACGCAAGCCGGAATACAGGGCCGAGCAGGAACAGCGGCTCATGCAGGCCACGGAAGAGGAACGGTTAGCTCAGGAAAGGGCCACCGCCAAGAAGCGCAAAGAACGCCGCACCACTCCAATGGACCAAGTAGAACTAGCGGCTGCGCTCCGAAAAGCGGAGGAAATCGCTAATTGGATAACCGTTTCCGCCGCACAGGGAAGGGACGTAAATTGACCGGCTGGGAAAAACGAGCCAAGCAACTCTTGCTTAACCCCTATGGGCGGGAAGCTCTCAAGAAGTTAGGCGTTGACGTGGAAATTGTGGATGCTCCCGAGCAGCCCAAAGACAAGCCCATTGTAGCGATTCTTTGCCCAACCTACCGCGTGCCTGAACCGGAGATGAAAAACGCTCTCTTGGCCATGTGCGAACTGACCAATAAATCAGGCTTGGCAACGGTTTATGCCGGACCGCCATGTTCCTCTTCGGTTGTCCACTGGTCGCGCAACTGGCTTGTCGGAGAGCAGATCAAGAGCGGTAAGCCCTGGAGCCACGTTCTTTTCATTGACGATGACATTGTAGTGGAACCAGAGGCACTACTGAAGCTCTTGGCCCACAAGAAAGACATCGTGGCAGGGCTTTGTACGCGCCGGAATGATCCCCCTGTGCCGAATATCCGCTTCTACAACAAGGAAGATGGCACTACCCGTCAAATCTGGGAATGGCCGGAGAACCAGCTAATCGAAGTGGACGCCGTAGGCACCGGGTTGATGCTGCTCTCGCGGCACGCATTGGAACAGGTAGGCCAAGCCTATTTTGACTGCGCGTGGGAGAAAGACTTCTACCATATGCCCCCTGAGCGCGTGGAAAAGGTCAAAGCGGCCCGGGTCGCCAAGTTCGATGCAGACAAAATATGCTACTGGTTCCGCTTCCTGCCTACGCCATTCGGCGACATTGAGATGGGCGAAGATGTGACTTTCTGCGTTATTGCCAAGAAGTATTGCGACATTCCCGTATACGTGGACACTAGCATTCAGCCAGGACACTTGGGAGCCTATCCTTTCGGCATCAAGGACTTCGTTCCTTACCGGGATTTGTGCATTGAACGCGCCAAGCGCGAAGGCACATACAAGACGCAGCCGAAACTGGAAGCGGAGATTCAATTTGTCGGCTAAGCCGAAATATGAATATCACCTCAAGAACTGGTCAGACATTCAAGATCATCTGCCACGTCTCTACGCCGCAGCCAAAGGAAACTGCATGGAAATCGGCGTTCGTTCCGGATGCTCCACGTCCGCTCTGCTGGCAGGAATCGAGGAGCATGGAGGCCATCTTACCTCCGTGGACATTGAAAATTGCTCTATCTTCTCCGGACATCCTAACTGGCATTTCATCCGGGCTGATTCAGTGGCAGATGCCGATATTAAACAACTACTGGCCAAAGAATACGAAGTCTTATTCGTGGACGGAGACCACTCCTACGAAGGGGCGCTATCCGACTTGAAAGCCTTCGGACCAAAGGCCAAGCGCATCTTTGTCCATGATACCGAAGCTCCTGATTACCCCGGCGTGCGTCTAGCGGTAGAAGCCTTTGTAAAGCAGACAGGCCGCAAAGTGAAGTACTGGCCGGGAAGTTTTGGAATGGCGGAGATTCAATGAAGATAGCGGCGTTCTACTCAGACTCACCTTTTGCTGGATGGGTGCAATGCGAAGGCTTTGCAGACGTGCTGCGACACATGGGGCATGAAGTTACAGCAATCGCCATTCCTCCAGTCACGCAGGTTACACAGGAACTCGCCGACAAGGTAAACAAGCCGATAGAAGATTGCGACGTGGTGATTGTTTCCGGTCCTGAGCATCTCAGAAAATGGATTCAGCACTTCTATCACGGCTGGAACAAGCTGAAATGCCCGAAGATAGGATGGTACCACGAAAGCTTCGTGCGCGAGGATTACTCGCTCGACTACGCGAACTTCGAAGGCATGTTCGACTTCCACTTCTTTCCTGACAGAGCAGACGCGGAGAAGTACAAAGGGACTTTCCTTCCGCTAGGCGTGGACACTCATATTTTTAAGACCGATTACGAACCGGGATATGGAGAGGCACGCCGCGACATAGACATAGCTTTCATCGGCCTGATGTATCCCAAGCGCCAGAGGTTTGTCGAGGAACTGACCCCGCACCTTGGCGACATAAAAATAAAGTACATGACCGCTTGCCAATCGGAGCGTGGCCTTATCCCTGCTATCGGTGTGTGGGATGCGGATGGTCTGAATATCCGCCGCTCGATGGAACTTCTAGCAGAGACTTACCGCCGCATCAAAGTGTTTGTCACCTTCCCCAGCCTATCCAACGTGCTGGTAGCGAAGGTGCTGGAGAGCATGGCTTGTGGCTGCATTCTTGTAGCCCCGAAACAGCCCGTAGATTTGCTTGGAGGCTACCTTCCCTATGAAGGTGCATATCAATGCGCTGAAATGATTCGCCGTGCAAATGTAACCATCAATCCTTCGGTGGTTGCGAATGCCAACCGCATGGAACTTCGTTTCGAGGAGATATTCAGAAAATGTCAAATATCCTTGTCGCGGGTGGAGGCGGATTCATTGGCCACCATCTCGTCCGCCACTTAGTTGAGAGCGGCCATCACGTCAGAGCAGTAGACATCAAAGCGCCAGAGTTCTCTACCAGCGTAGCGTCTGAATACGATTATTGCTCAGACCTTCGCAGTTACGAGAACTGCGAAGCTGCGGTGCGCGACATGGACGAGGTTTACCATCTCGCGGCAGACATGGGCGGCATCGGATGGATTACCACGCATCATGCGGAGATTCTGCACAACTCGCTGCTCATTGATCTAAACATGATTGAAGCAGCCAAGAACGCGAAAGTGGGGAAGTTCCTGTTCTCTTCCTCTGCCTGCGTCTACCCGGAATACAACCAGGAGACTCCGCACGCCGCTGCTCTCAAGGAGCATGAAGTTTACCCGGCCCTGCCGGAAGCAGCTTACGGCTGGGGCAAGCTCACCACGGAGAAACTTTGCGAGCACTACCAGAAAGACTACGGTCTTGAAACACGAATCACCCGCTTTCACAACGTCTACGGTCCGGAGGAGACTTGGGAAGGAGGGCGGGAAAAGGCTCCTGCGGCACTTTCTCGCAAAATAGCGATTGCCAAGATGCAAGGCGCAAATGAAATCGAAGTATGGGGCGACGGGCAATGCAGGCGATCTTTCATCTACATATCGGATGTAGTTAAGGGATTGGTTGCTCTGATGGCCTCGAATCATCGCGGAGCGGTAAATATCGGGAACGACAACACGGTTAGCGTGGACGAGCTGGCCACGATGCTTGCATGCATTGCCGAGTATCCCGTGAAACTGAATCACGTGGACGGCGCAACGGGAGTCCGTGGCCGGAACTCGGATAACACGCTGGCTAGAATGGTTTTGCCTAACTGGAAGCCGGAAGTCTCACTCAAGGAAGGATTGAAAAAGACGTATACGTGGATTGAGGAGCAAGTAAGTGCAAAGGTCAGAAATAATCGAACTCTCGAACCAGCTTACTGAGCGCAAGGGCGAGAAGGTTCTAAACCTTCAGAGTCTCTATCGTTTTGTGGTGCAGGACATTGCCAAGCGTCAAAGGTTCTGGTGGAGACGCATCCTGGTCAACTTCTCTCTGACGGTTGGAACGCCAACCTACGATCTGACAAACGCCGCTCTCTTTCCTACTCTGGCTGAGATTGCCGTTGATGAGATAACAAAGTTGACGGTGATTCTTACTCCTAATCCTTTACAGAAGTCCGAACTCACTCCGGTGTTTGACCCGGAAACACTTATTGAGATGACGCTGAACACGATGAATGCAGCGCCAAGTCGCTACACGATGGATGCTGGAGATTACAAACTCATTCGCATTGACCCTCCTGATTTGGCTTACAACGCTTTTATTGTTGGATGGGGAATGCCCAATCCGGCCAGCGACTCAGTGAATGACGCTGTTCCTCTAATTCCTCCGTGGGGACACAACACGATTGTTGCCGGGATGAATTCCAAGATTTTCAAGTTCGCCTATGGCAGCAAAAACGAAAAGACACTTGACGCGCAAATGGAATACGAGCAAGGACTTGAAGATTTGATGCAGCGCAAGCAGTTTGACCCGAACTATCGCCTGCAAATGAATCTCGCTGAAAGCGCGGTGCGTTCAACCTAAATGGCTGAATTGAAACCATTCGAGCAAATAGATGCTGGAGGAGTGGACAGCCGCTCGAATCCTATCAATCTGCCGCGCAACCGCGCGCTTAGGTGTCTTAACTGGTGTCCAAAACAGGCAGGCTTTTGGGAGCTTCGCTGGGGGTACTCGACGGTAACGATGTCCACGGTCACGGCTTCCGCCATCCACAGTATTTTCCCGTACAGGACTCTCAGCGGCGGGAAGTTCGTTCTCTTTATGCAAGGCACCACGCTAAAGACTCTCGATACCTCAACAGGTACGGTAACGACGCCAACGGTAAGGGGAACAGCAGTAGCATCTTCCGCGAAGGGTGCGGGCTTCTTCGCCAACAATCGCTTCCACTACGGCAACGGCAAAGACCAGAAGTGGTATGACGGAACGACGTGGAGAACTTCCGGTCTTCCTGCTTTGACTCTTGCGCAAGTGCAGAACGTTACGGTTACGGAAGGAGTTAGAGAACTTACCGGAACAGAAGCCTCCACCATTACCTTGACGGCTGCGGCGGGAGGTTCTTTTCCAGCCGATACGCTGACAGGGCATCTAATTTATGTTGCGCTGTTCGATACGTCGAATAACGAAGTTGGCCCAGCGACCATTTCAGTTGGGACCGGAAGAATAATAGTTGCACTAAACAACAAAATCACTGTAGCAAACATGCCCACGCCATCCAACGCCAACTGGGTAAAACTCATTGCGGGAACTTCTGATGGCGGTAATCTGTCCTATTTCTTTACCAACACGTCGACAAATATCAGTAATTCGTTATCAGCCGCAGGATTGCTAACAGTAAGCGCCACGGCTCACGGATTGTCTACCGGAGATGTAGTGGTTATTTCTAATACAGGATTGCTTGGATCGCTGGGCGGCAATGACGGCGTTTACCTTGTCACGGTAACGGACGCCAACCACTTTACTTCTCCTTCATTGCTCACCTACGCCGCAGGGAATCTTGGCACCGTAAAGCGCATCATTAAGGCTGCGAATGCTACAGCCAGCATCGACGTTTTAGCCAGCACGCAGGACAGCGGCTATCAGGTGAATCAGAGTTTGGGACTGGCGGCATCGGCTGCCGGAGGTTCTAATCCCGGCTATCAGTTCTACGCAAGCATCTATAACCCGAATGGAGGAGGCCATGTTGGAAACCGTATCGCTATCGGGGGTCGCGCCCTTCAGACCGCCTATCGTTCGAACTGGCATATTGCAGGGCTTCCAGATTTATCTGGCATTGATAGCGAGTGGTCTATCCTCATCGGCAGAACAGGGGACGGAGCACAAGTACCGTATGCGGTCGCGGATAACGCGGTTAATTGGCTGTTCACTGCAAGCGCCCAGACTTCCATAACTGTTTCGGATGCCAATATTGACGGAGCGCACGAACTCCCGACACGGAACGGCATTATCCCTTCGCAGTGCAATATGTTCTGCCTGGCGGGAGATTACGTTTACGCCGCCGATACAGGCTCGTCCACGCTCAGGCGGTCAGGGTCATTGGCCGATGATAGAGCCGGGATATTTACAGGGCGGCCTGAGCAAAGCTGGGCACCGAATGATATAGACACCTTTCCAACAGCCGAAGCCATGACGGGGATGTTCGAGATTGACCAGGAAGTATTTTGCGGGACGCTCCACGACTGCGCACTCTCCGTCAACCTCGCAGGAATCCAGCAATGGACCGGGCCGTGGGCTGTAGGCATAGCTGGACGCCGAGCGGGAACAAAATGCGGCGCTCAAGGGTTCTTTTGGGTTACGGGTGACAAGCAGCTTTGCACATTTTCTCAAGGTGTTCCAGTAACAGTTTCCGATGAATACGAACTGGCGGAACTGGCTCAAATAGGGGATGCCTTCCTGTCTTCCGTTGAATGCGTCTATTTCCGAGACCCATCTAAAAACAAAGAGGAGTTGAGAATTGAAGCGCAGAAAAACGATGGAACTCCCTACACCATCATTCACGATTTCAAATTGAGAGAAGTTTATTCTGCTCCCGGCTCGCTCTATGGGCAGGGATATAGTTCAACCTTTGTTGGCCCACTCGGTACGGCTTTCACTTCTTCATTGATT